AAACATAACCACAGTTTAGACAATTCATAGTTTTAAAAGGTGAATGCGAGCAGGGAGACTTGAACTCCCACGACCGTAATGGTCAACAGATTTTAAGTCTGGTGCGTCTACCGATTCCGCCATGCTCGCTGATGTTTGCTGCGTTACAGTGAAAAGTTGAAACTTTGATAAGATGAGCAGCTAAAAGGTGTGCTGTGACAGGCTGAGAAGCTTAAAGCTTCGATGCTTTGAACAGCTAAACATGATGCTGCGACGGCGTGAGGAATTAAATATTCCGACGGGATGAGCAGCTAAAAGGTGTGCCGTGAAGAGTTGTAAAGCTTTTGCTTTGTCTACGTGAACGGCTTAGAGTTTTGCAGCGTAGACGTGAAAGGTTTATACCTTGACTTGTTGAGCTGCTTAAAGATGTTGTGCGGTGAAGGAGTGAAAAGCTACGGGCTTTGTCTGCATGAACCGCTTAAGATGTTTACCGAGAAAGATTGAGATGTTCAGAACATCGTTTACCTGTTCGGCTTGTTTCTATTGTAGCAAATCCTCAAACGTTTTGTTCAGAAATTTGACTACATTTCTCAGGTCTTTATGACTCTGAATTCGTGCAGCATAATAAGGATCATTAACGTCCCTCGTTAAACTGCGATGGGTTTCATTCTTACCAGGAACAGGTAAACCGGCTTCAATAAACCGAAACCGACGAATTTCTTTATGCACGTCATACCATAGCTGAGCGCCAGCAACACCAGAACGGAAACGATACGGTGATCCTCCTAGTGCTTTCCAGAGCATCTGCAAGCCAAACTTATAAAGTCGGCCAGATTCACTAACCCTACAAGACCATACTGCTTTCAAGGCAGGAGTGATTTCATGCAACTTGATATCACCTTTGCTATATCCATGCTTTTCGCTTTCACGACTGGCTCGTGGCAATGGAAACGCCTCAATGTTTCGGAGAACAACAGCTCCAGGCTCATTTGAAGTCATTACTGCCTGCTCAATTGCAGGAAGCAAGTCTCGGAGTTTAGAGAAGTAGGGATCATCATACTTGTTAGTAATACGATGATTGTTCAGCAACCTGTTTGAAGTGTTGATTACTTCATGTTTAATTTTACTTGTAAAATCCCAATCAGCATCAGGATTTCGCACTTCATACAATGGTGAAGTCGTTTCAGGCATGTGTTGCCCAAGGAAGGCGAGTACAGCCGCCTCTAGTTCGTCGGACTTATATTTACCCTTAGAATCACATTTGTATTTGTCAGTGTCAATATGGCTCCAATCGCTAATGATTGGATCGTTTTGTTTAATTTTGTCCAGGAACAAACGAGTTGACTTCCACGTATGCTTATTTGGATGCACTCGTACTTGAATCCCTCGTGAATTGCAGCCAGCAAGGAAACCCTTGATTTGATTAAAGGTTAAATACTGAGCAAGACTCGCCGTCTTTGATTGTGGTCGTGCATGCAAGGAGGTGTTCTCAGTAATCAAAACACCTGGGCCGACATACCAATTGAAAGAAAGAAAGTCTTCAATTGAATACGGTTTGCCCAGCTCTCCACGAACAGCAACCCAGAATTTTTTGGAGCCAAGATCAACACCATAGTAGGCGTCTTGAGTGGTTTTTTGAATATTAGAGGTTTTCATTTGGTAAAGGAAAAATCTTATTTACAAACTAACAAACCCCTATTATTTTCATCCCCACACAAGTTTCAGCAGAACAACACTCAGCACAGTCCACCAGTACGCTGTACCGAATGTCACAGAAACGGCCCATGCCGCCAAAAAGCATGAGCCGAAATAAACCACACCAAAAATAAAAATTAGGACTAAAGCAGCAAAAGACCCCGACTTTTCTTGAGTGTTTTCAACCAGCTGCCAAAAGCTTTCTGTGTTCTGCTCCATTGCAGTCTAATTGGATACACTACTTTCTTATAGTGTAACGTCCATACTGCACTGCCAGGAGTAATCATTTCTTCTTCCTCCCACGCTTGCTTTTTTGCATTTGACGCTGAGCGATTGCTTCTTTCTTTTGTCTAGTAACTTCCAAGGCTTCAGCAACAGCTTCCTCACGACCAGGACTTTCCAAGCCTAAACGATTTAAGGTCTCAGTCCAGAAACTGCGTTCAAATGTTCCGCCGCTCATGATGGCAATTGAGGGTATGGTTTGCCAGTAGGGACTTTGCTGTACCACCAGCCTTTTTCGTCGGCGCTCAGCCGCTCCTGATATAAAGTCAAAACTTGAATCCATTCGGTGCCGTGCAGGTCTCTGGCAGCAACAGAATAACTCGGACACCTAGAAGAAGCAAGGTCTGGAACAAACCTTTTACCGATCCTGTTCCAACTAGGTTGCTTCCCTTTCCATTGCATGTTGCAGCTAGGCCAAGGTAACTCCTCGCGGTCAAATAATTGGCAGCACGGTCCTAGGACTTGATAGACAAAAGAGCCTCCGGGTGACCGGAGGAATTTGCCGGATCGCTGTGGGTGCATCAGGTTTGAGGGTTCTTTTCGCTTACTTCACGCAGTGAAATAATATTCATGCCATCAAACACCAAAACCTCGTGGAGACAGTGCTCAATCTCCTTCGTAAATTCAACCATCTCCGGGATGTCATCAAAGGGCATTTCAACGATTAGTTGACCTTCTTCGCAAAAATCTTCTGCGTGTTCAGCGAGAAATTCAAATCGAGCAATGACCATGATGCGATCCTATTTCATACAGTTTACTGAGCCCTTGAAGCAGAAGCCTGAACAGATTCTGGAGTTTCAACGTCATCAGTAGGCTCCCGATCTGCCGGCGAAGGTGATGCCTGGTCGACCGAACTATCTGGTACGGCTTCCTGCATTGCGATCTCATCTTCTACTGCTTGATCAACCTGTTCCTGGTGATCTTCGTCAGTACGAGCGATCTCTTCTTCAATCTTCAGGTCAGGATCGAGGATGCCACCACGTTGAAGTTCATCTAACACTGTGCGCTTGGAAAGTAAACCTTGGGAGTACAGGTTAACGAGTTGTGCGATTTCTGATGCGTCCAATGGTCTGCTAATCAAACTATCGTTAATCGCGATTCCTGATTCAGACGTGATCTGATCAAATTCACCGCTGTATGCTGCCCAAAGGCGCATGACAGTCGTGAAACTGGATGTTTTGTTACGGGTTAATGCTGCAACTTGTGATGCAACTTGCGAAGCGCGAAGTGATGCTTCAGTGGCAGTTTTAATATTTGCTCCATAAAGGAAGTTCAGACTGCTACGATCCATGAGCAGTTCAAGGTGTTGAATCTCGGCTTGGTGACGCTCAAGACTTCGACCAGACGGCTCAGCAAATTCAAACTTGCCACCTTCTGCATCAAGATCAACGGCAGTGTTAGGGCCAAGGATCAGGGGAATTGGCTTGCCGTCGGGGCCAATCTTTGCGCCAGTCCTTACGGGTACGGGCATTGCACATTTATGCAACAGCTCCTGTAGATCAGAACGCATCTGAAAGTGCTGAATAGAAAGTTCAGCTAATGCGTTAAGAGGCATATCGCCATGCGCAAAATGAGGATCCGTTGCTCCATACCAAACCAATGGCACAACAGGAATAGAAGTATTGACTTCTCGCTCTTTAATCTGAACCCATTCCCGGTCGCGCTTCTCTAAACGGTAGGTCTCGACAAGGTTGGGACGAAGAACATGGTAGACAGCATCAAGTTCTACACCATAAGAACCTGGGACAGCACGCTGACGGAATTGACGGATTGTTGCATGAACAACACGTTCCCGACCGCCGTCATATTCAATTGACCAGTTGATCACATTAGCGCGATCAACCATGATCAAATATGGACGACGATCAGAGTTCTGCTCATCAAAGAAATTTGTTTCCCCTTGTTCTGGTGTCATGTCAACCATGACAAACACACCGCCATCCCTTAACGCTTTTTCGTCACAGCGGTTCCAGAAGCTTTGAATGCTTTCCCCTTGAAGATCAACATCAGTTTCCGCCTCCAGTAATGAGGCTGGGGTGTCCACCAGTTGGAAACGATTAAGAAGGCCAGCGTATGCACGAATACTGTCGCGGTAAATAGGAGCGTAGGTAGATCTTGTTAAACGTGCTTCGTAAGCCGCCCTTGGTTCTGCTGGTTCTTGGCTTAAATATTTTTCTTTGATATTTTTAGTGGCGCCAGTACTGTCAGCAAAAGTGCCATCAAGCAGATGCCAACAATGATGCGCCAGCTCTAGCGCTGGCAATTGACGAACCAATTCTGGTCGGTGATAAGAAACGAGCGAAGGATCGTTCGTCGGGTGTGGTACGCCCAGCATTGCTATCTCAGCGGAGGTTGGCCTTCTCGGCAAAATAATGATTGCCGCATCTCGCGACTACGGTTAGTCTTCCTTACCCTTTTGACGGCACAGCTCCTTTGTCGTTCATATAACGACCAGTTACTGCATAGCTACGCAAAGGTACCTCTTTGAGTTGACCAAATCGAAGTTGGCCAATGCGCATTCCAGGGGTCAAAATGATCGCATGACGTTGATTAACGTTATGCAATTCAAGGGTGATTTGACCACTGAACCCAGGGTCAATATAGCCGGCGAGAAGGTGATCTAAACCTTCCCGACCACGACTACTTTTGAGTTGGAAGTTTGCCTCCAAGTTAGAAGGAATCCTTACAAACTCTTTTGTATGAGCAAGGATAAACTGCCCAGGGCAAAGCTTATAAACCTCGTCATCTTCAAGATTGTGCTCAATCCATCGGGTGCGAAGTTCAGCGGGTCCACAGATTAAACCTTCAGATTGAATGATATTGCCTAGCGTCACATCAATTGACGCTGGATTGATCATGTCAGGGTCAAAGGGCTCAACGAGCCCCATTGACCGACACATCTCACGAATTTGAAAGTCGACAAGATTACTCATGATCAGATCTTTTGACCGACTTGATCGGCATCTTTGGTGGATTCTTGAAGGCACTTGTCGCTATCGCAACCAGCAGCACCTTTAAGTTCATAGTCAGGTGAGTCATACTTACTCAAAACTTCAAGGAAGCTGACTTCATCCTTCTCGAAGATTACCGGGAGAGCTTCCCTCCAAACTTCAGCAAGGTTTGAGAGTCGATCGTAAGTTTCTTTTTCGATTGGCTCGAAGGGCAAACGAGGGAACGTCTCATTGGCGTCAAAACGGGCCAGCAAGGCGGCTGAAATGTACCCAGTACCCTGTTCCATAGAATCGTGGATCATCTTCGCCAGAGCCGGAATTTCAGCCTCTCGGAATTCCAACGTTGCGGAGGTGTTGTGCTCGGTGTAGCAGTTCTGTACCTGCATATAAAGACCCCACTGAGCTTCAATCGGAAGCTGGCTCAGGTTAAATGCATCACAACCGGGAAGATTTGCCCAGCTGACTTCTGTTGGGATCTCCACCAACACCTCATGAACACGGGGATCCAAGATGTCATCCAGCAAGTTACCTTCTTCATCCTTAGCGGATTGTGCTGGGATAACGTGGTAACCCCAATCACGAAGAGCAGAAACGAGTGGATCAGATTTACCGAAGGTGATACGGCGAATGAATCGCTGCGCTTTAGGTGGATGCCAACCACTAGAAGCCCCAGTAAGAAGTGACTTCGTACCTGCAGGCTGCACAGTTGTCATGCGGTTTGGAACGCGCAGATCGTGCTTTTTGCAATAGTTAACGATGGTATAGCGGACAATATCTGCCCAGCGAGTCAGATAATCTTTTTCGCGACGGATGAATTTACGACCAATGGTGTTATTGGGACGACCCTTCATCATCCAATCGAGCCATTCGGCACCGAAAGCATGTACGAAGAAATCAAACAGACCAGTAAAACTAACACCAACGATAGGATCAATCTCACGGCTGTACTGATAACGGTCAATGTAGAAATTGTGATGCAGCAGTGCAGCTACTTGTAGTGCGCCGGCAGTAAACGCATCGTCTTGAGCCTTTTGATCGGTTGGATCAATAGTGTTTAGGTGGATTTCAGCAAGGTTGCAGTGGAAATCGGAACCAATGATCTCGCCACAAGGATTAAGGCCATAGCGATTAAGACGATGCTCAATCTCTTTCATGTCCATGTTGTAACCCATAGCCTTACCAAGACCTTCCAACATCTCAGCAGCACTGGCTTGATCTTTTTGGTAAAACTCAATGAAAGCAGCTTTCTTTTCGGCGGTGTTTAAAAGGTCGGCGTTAGCACGAGCAACTGCTTCTGGCACATACTGAATAGCACCTTCGCCAGAGTAAAACTGCTGACGAATAGACTCCTCTACGGTTTCATAGTCAGGAATTTCATGGAAACAGCGGGTATGGTTTGCCATCCGTAAAGCTTCTTTTTCAGGATCGACACGCCAGTTACCTTCTTCATCCTGGGTGTAAAGACCGAGCTTGCAGTTAGCAGCTTCCTCATCGTCAGCCCCAAATTGACGCATGCCGGCAGAACGGCGAATATTGCCAGCAACTACACAAGCTGAAGCTTCATCAATGAGAAGACAAGCTTCAACAGAATTAAGTTGACGCCCGTAAGCCCTATTAAGAATTGCTACAACACGACGGAACATGTCTTCCAACTTGATTGGATTTGCTGTACCGCCAAAACCTTTAAGGCGTTCGCCTGCTGGACGAACGTTGCCCAAATCAATGATTACGCTGATCTCTTCCTTAAGGTTTTCTTCCGTTGCCAATTCAATAAGAGTCAAATAAGCTTCTACCCATCCTTCGCGACTGTCGCCAACGTAAATAACTGTATTACCGTTATTGGTGGTGAGCCATTCGGTTTTTTCCAGGCGGTCAGGAGGAAGGATGTCTCCTGCTTCTTCAATGGCAGCAATATTGATCTTGGTCTTAATTTCAGGCAAGGCGTTAATATTTTTGCTCTCCAGCATTGCCCCTGTTCCAGATCCCATCATGGCTAATTCCATGATGTGACGAAATGCTGCAGTATCATTTACATTAGTTGACGTACAGTTGTACCATCCACTGAAGTTTTTCTGTTGAGCACCCCACTCGGTGCCTGCAACCCAGAAAGCTCGTCCAGAAGGAAAGCAGTGTTGCTTGAGGGCTTGGTCTTTGACTAACTTCTTCTCGGCGTGATCAAATTTGCCGACTTCGGCAATTGAATCAACACAGCGAGTCATTGCCTCTGCAAAAGACTCACGTTGACCATCTGCCTTGCGACGAGAATATGTACGATAAAAAACAGCGGCTGCGCTTGGTGCTGTCGGCTTGAATTCAGGCATTTCACCTTTGTTTCGGTGAAAGTAGTCTACCGCGATTTACCAGCTGTCATGTCATGTGTCATAAACTTTACAAGATGAATTTCCGGGGTTTTGTTCACAGAACCAGTCCCACCACTGCTCTCGCATTTGTTCTGTCATCGGGGGCTTGGATGGGACAAACTTTTGTGGGCGTTCCCAGACTTTGCCGAACATCTTAATAATCATGGTTCTGCCTATAAATCAATGCACTGAGACCAGGGACAAGATGAAACGACTCCTCAAGCGTGTCCTTAGAAGACACGTCAAGAAGAGTTGCCACCAGGAAAAGGTTGGGATGGGTCTTGGCCGAACACAAAAGCTCAGCCTTTAAATTGACCCAAAACCCGATCCTGTTTTTATGGTGACTAAACAGCACCACTGCCACCTCTGCATACTTCCCCTGGTTAATCAAATCCCAGAAGGCTTCAGCGATTGATGGCATGTGGATCATTTGCCTTGGCCTCTATAGGGCTTCCTAGAAGGAGAACGTTTTGTCCGACCTTGGTTCAAACGTGTCCTGACACGCCGACCATCACCAATCCGAGTGCGCTTGGGAGGATGACTCTCAAAAGAGGTCTTGTTTTTGGAGAACATTGATAGCGAGGCTACTCTTCATCGTAACCACCGAGGTAATCTTTTACTGGCATTGTCATAACAGACTCAATGTGGGCGATTGACAGTTCGTTGTCTTCTACCTTGATTGAAGGACTTACGATGGGACGTAGTGTTTGCATGTAAATAGGCTCTGCTGCACAGAGAACCGCCAACACGGCATGATGATCAAAGCCATCACCTGCGATGGACTGGACTTCGCCAAGACGACGCCACAACCATTTCATCTGTGGGAAGTGAAGGTTTTCCATTAATGGCGCCAAAAGCCACCTAAATTCTGGGCTATGGATATAAAGGCGTAACAGGCGCTTCTCAACAAGCTCCCTAGTAAATTTAAAGGATGGACGCTGCCAACCCTTAATGTGGACCGTAGTACCCTTAAACTCGTGAAACCCTTTGGCTATCTGGGCTGCGAGCGATTGTTTGTTTTGCGCAAGGCGGATAGAAGCCTTGTCATAGTAATAGGAACGCAGTGCTGGGCTTGAAATCTGAGAGAACAAATCTTTGATCTTCTTCTCAACTTCTTGAATCTTCAATTCATCACTGAAGTCAAGTGTACTCAGCCATTGATCAAGCGTCCAATCAAGCCATGATTGGGCATTGGAAATAACAGAGGAAATACTGTTGCCGGATTGAATATAGTCATCTGGATCCATGCCGTCAGGCAATACTGCGACGCGAACATCAAGTTCACCTTTGAGCGTATAATCCTTGACGGCATTTAAGAATTTACTGATGGCGGTTATGCCACCAGGGTCAGAATCCATGCAAAGCACAAAACGCTTTGTTTTGCGAAGAAGTCTTCTCAGCACCCCTTCAGAAGGAGAAGCAGTGCCCTGCAAAGCAACAACATTTTTGATTCCTCCCTGCCACATTGATACAACGTCAAGGTGACCTTCAACAAATACACACTCATCTAAAGAACGAATATGCTGAGCAGCACGATATTCATTAAAGACGATATCGGACTTGTTAAAGATTAAATTATTCTCAGTGTTTTTATATTTAGGTTTTACGTCTGGCAGTATCGTTCTTGCAGTAAACCCAACAAAATTGCCGAGATGATTGCTAATTGGCAGTGTTAATCTTTTACTTATGTGGTCATAGCCAATTCCAAACTCTCTTGAAGCTTCGGGCTCTATGTTCCTGCTTTGAATAAAAGCTATGCTTTCAGGATAATCCCTAAGGCTCTTACGATAACCGATTTGTTTATCAGTTACATCGTCAAACGCTTTTTGCCGTATCGCTTTATTTTTTGCTGCCTGTTCGGGGTCTTCGTTTGTGTGCTGAACATCTATACCGGCGGAAGCTGCTACTTTTTCACATGCCTGTGCGAAGTTAATCCCATATTTCTGAGAGATAAACCCTATGGCGTCATCATGGTGCTGACAGACGTGGCAAAAGACAAAACCCTTATCGTCACTAACAGTTAGTGACGGGTTACGGTCATCATGCCAAATGCAGTGTGTAACAAATTCTCGTCCAACCTTTTTCAGGTATGTGCCGTCACGCTGAAGCACGTCGGATACCGACAGCGCCTTGAGTTTACTGATTGTCTCTTGTGAGACGGCCACGAAAAAAAAGTCAACTAGGGGGAGCTTATCCGGCCTGCAGGGGAATGCAACTAAATTGGTTGAGTCTAATTTAAGATTCTCTAGATGTTGTGTGCTCTACATGACATTGCAGGAAGTCTTGAATAGCCTCAACAGGCAAAATGTTTGTTTTGCTACAAAAATAGTCTTCAATCGCCTTCCTTTGTTTGGCATTTAACATGTTCCATGCACATTCTGCATAAAATCTATAGTGTTCTCCAAAGTTGATTTCTTCTGGTTCCAGGCTTTCCGTTGGCTTAGCGTGCTCATTAATCTCAAGCGGTGGTCCAGAGCACACACTTTTGATTTCCTGCCATTCAGATATTTCAATTTCTAACTCCTTAGCGATTTCAAGATCATTAGATCCGCGATACATTAACCTACGACCTTTGATCCATTTCTCGCGCATTTTGTGCGTCAACCGCATTGCGTAAGTGCGATCTCTGATCCAATGCAACAGTTCACCCCTAATTGTTGGGACTGCAAGACTGCTGAATTTAAATCCAGATTCAGGATCGTAACGATATGCCGCCTTACATAATCCCTCTAGTGCCGCACCTTCAAGAGTGTCGTAATCAATATCTGTTGTGCGTTGTAGCTTCCAAGCCTCACGTCTTGCAAGGTTAATATTTTCAGAGGCGAGAATTTGCTGCTCTGGGCTTAATTTAAACTTCTTAGCTTTTCTCGCCATTGTAACTTAACCATACATTTAATTGTATCACCAAACATTAATAGTTTTAACACCTTCAATAACTCTATCTCCACGACCCCATGTAACTTGAGTGATCTGAGGTGCAACACGTTGAAGTGAATAATTAATTGCCATTGTTAATGCGTCAACTTGGTCATCATTTTTTGAAGCAGGGAACAATGAAAACTCACTAACAAAATTATCTAACCAGGGTGAACTAATTGGTAGGTATACGTTACCCGCCTCAACAACTGGGACAATGCCGGCAGCACGAGCCTCCTTGCTCTTTTCAGGCTTAAACCCGATCAGTCCAGGCACTTTCTTTTTGGCCATCTGGTAGACCGCATAACCACTAGCAGCAAGTTCAATCACCGTGCCGTCAAGTTGATGTCTTTTGTACATTCTGGCAATCATATTCATCGTGCCAATCACATCCGTTCGCTCTCTAAACAAGTCCAATACATAGAAAGATGGACCAGCCTGTCCAACAACTAAACCAACCACATAGTCGCTGTTTTTAGCGTCAGTAAACGTACAGTCAATGGACAGCAAGATTCTTTCAAAATCAGGAATAATTGAATCATGCGAATAATATTGCCACCACGTTGGATCAAACATGTTGCCGCCGACGGGAGCAGGACGTTGCTGATACAACGATGCAAATTCCCTGGTGCCGATTGCCTCTCTAATGCGCTCATAGTCCTCTTCGTCATAGCGCTGGGGGCAAAGTGCCTGCCCCTCTTCTGTACGCCAGTCAGGGATCGTTTCGCAGTGCTCTGGGAGCTTGGGACGACTACCTTCATCTTCAAATAATGCCGGCAGGTCAACAATCGTCCAATTCTCACGTCCCTTTTCAGATACGTTATTCTCATTCTCAAGCAATTGACCAATCATGTCATTTTCTGACCATCGCGTCTGAATAACGACAATTGCTCCAACTTCTGGTTCAAGGCGGGTATAGAGAGTCGATGCATACCAATCCCACAACTTATCCATCATTCGGGCACTTTCAGCGTCTTCCCTGTTCTTAACCGGGTCATCAATAATCAGCAGGTGACCAGAACGACCAGTAATTGCGCCACCAACACCAGCGGCCCATAAACCACCGCCACCTTGAGTTCCCCAAGCGTTTACAGCTTGCTGGGAGGGGTCTAATTGACCGCCCCCATCACGGTAAAAATCGCGTGCCTTACGAGAAAAACCTTGACTAAGTTCTGCTGAATAAGACGATATACCTACATAACGATCTGGATGAGCCTTTAGATAAGCCGCCGGCAAAAGAACAGAGCTAAGAAGACTTTTACCACTTCGTGGTGGCACTTGAAGAATTAGTCTATTACAATCGCCGTCAATAATCCTTTGTAGCTGCTTGATCAGTGTCGCATGAAACTGATAAAACTTGTAGTTAGGATAAACCTCCTTAATAAACTTATGCAGTAAAACCCTGTCACCCTTCTCTCTTGTTTGCAGCTTCTTTTCTCGCAATGCTTTCAGCATCGCTTGATTCTGCGCTGATCTACGTAAATAGTCTTTCCCTAGCTTTTGTGCCATTTAAAATCTGACTAATCCATCTTCAAGCGCTTTCACCCATTCATCAACCGTCCATTTGTTCAATTCTTCACATCGCGGGTCATTTTCATCCCACTCTAAGGTAAAAGAACCATCTTCATTTTCTGTGACATAAACCAATGGCAAATCATTCGTCGATGATGATGTCATCTTCATCCTCCTCTACTTCTTCTACTGTAACTCTTTCTAGTTCCTGTTCTACTAATTGGAGCATATCTTCCACTCCAAGTGCAGATGCCCACGCTTGACGCGATTGTTCAGTGATGTTTGCTGTAGCACGTAATAAACCAGATACTAGCGGCAAAGGAACTTCCTCTCCACTGTCTTGAGCGTCTTTAACTCTCTTTGTTAAAACACCGAGCAAGTCTTCCGAAATTTCCATCATCATCCGCGCCTGCCTTTCAGATGCATCACGGAATTCAACGATGGATCGTTTGTGTTTTTGTTCCCGAAGTTTTTCTGCATCCTTCCAGGTCAATGCAACCTGTTCTTTATCCCATTGTGCAGCACGTTTTTCCCAGTTATATTTCTTTGCCCAGTTTTTGATTGTTTGACGATCTACTTTTGCAAATTTTGCAACGGATTCATAATCACGCTGGCCACCCATATGTAAGAAATGTTGGAACGCAGAATACTGATCAGCAGACTCATGTTTTCCATAACGTGGCTTAACTTCATAACCACGTCTAAAATCGTACTGATGGATGGCCACGCGACACTATTAAATCGCGCTAGGTTACCGTTTTAGGTAAAAGCAGCCTCGTAAACATCAGGAAGCTCCCGCTCAAAAATAGCAAGGACTCCTTGTGCAATTTCGCGGTGCTCTAGTTGCGTTTCAGGACCAGAACGAATCTGCAAATAATGAATCCACGAACGAATACTTCCATTCATGTAGATACGAGTTCTTGAATTCAACGGAAGAATCCCCCTGGCGCATTCTTTACCAACACCAGCGCTGACCATTTCCATGTAAAGGTGTTCGGATTCTTCAAAAAGCTCACTAATTCGACGATAAAAGCCGCCAACTTCTGCGGCAGTTAGATCATTAATTGTATTTTGTCGATTCTTCAGGTCTTGCCGGCGGAGATGAGGGATCACTGCACTACCAAGATGGCCAACGTCTGAATAACGTTGCGAAAATTCTTGATATGAAAATGAACGATGGCGAATGACTTGGGCGGAAATTGCCCTTGTCGTATTGATTTCAACGCACATGTTCGCCATTTCAAATGGAGACCAGTGCCTATGTTTGATCAAATACTTAATTAACCTTGGAGCAGTTTCACGACTGGCCTGGTTGGCAGGGTTTGAAACCCGTGCTAACTCCGCAATCATGTGTCCCGCGTCGGGTGTAATCCACTTAAGCTTTACACTAGAAGAGTGGGACGAATTCATCATTGGTTTTGGTGACGGCAGGCTGATCATCTTGAGGCGTGGGCTTATACCACTTAGGGTAATCTAGAAGCTTAAGACTAGGCTGTCTAGTAGGCCACTCGTCTTTTTCGCGACACTCTTTGAGAATCCGCAAAGCCTTCTCATTGCGGTAACGAGCGTTTTCAAGCATGAACCTTGGAACCTCATAGAAGTCCATTGTGAACGGGTCAGTGCGTTCAATTGCAACAAAAACAAACCGAGCAGGTTTGCCATAAATTAGCTCTGCAGCATGTGAATACCATGCAGCTTGGAAGTCATATCCAAGATCAACAAGTTTTGATTGGAACTTTGCCGGCGAGATGTTATCTGTTGTCTTAAGGTCAAGAACCAAGACTTCATCTTCCATTGGGATGACACGGTCGAGCCTTGCTTTACAGGCGACACCATCTTCTCGCCAGTAGATTGATACCTCGTTGTATTTACGATAATCAGGCTGATCTGGATTAAACCATTCCAACCCTTTTAGTGCGTTAGACATTCCAATAACGGAATCCCACTGCCTATCGCGACCTTCGTTCGTAAGGATCGTCTTCTTGCTGTTAGCAGCACGCCACTCTTTACCTTCCTTGGTAGTGAATTTAATCCCTTCAGGTCGTTGAGTGAATTGCGCGTCAAATGTCTCTTGACCTTCAAGGGTTAAGCAATGCACAGCGGTCCCCATGATCATTGCCGGGGAAGGAATTAGCCTGTGCTTGCCTGCACTCACATAATGAGCAGGGCTTTTAAGAATCGTCTTCAAATGAGACTGACTTTCCCCTTCTGCCTTACGGTAAGGAGTATCTGCCTGAAAGTAAACAACCTCAGCGTCAGAGGATTTCATTTGAATAGTGCTTTACACTTAATCTATCTAATTACAAGTCGAAAATTCTAATTCTCCAGCAGCTTTCTGCTGTCGGCCTCTTGTAATAAGAGATTGTTGCCTTCTGGATAATGGAAGCGCGGTCATCCGTCCATAGGATTTTATTGGCCGTATCGAACAATGCGCCCATATAGTTGTCAATATCGCCCCTAGCAGTACCGTAGCAGTCAATTTCAACGGCAATAGGGTGGTCAATTGGTTCATGCTTCCAAGCCTCACGAAGCAATCTGCTGCATTCTTTACGCCAATCCTGGTAAGGTTTTGGCATGTAAGTCCCACGACTCGTCACCCTTGGACGAGCCTTAGACATTAGCTTGATAGGAAGAACGATCTCGTCGTAACTCAAATGTCCGTGCCTCCATAAATTTGAAACAACAATGCATCATCCTGTGTATTAAAGAAGTCAACTACCTCTTTATAAGAAGATGTGCTTTGTTTTTTCATTGCTACTTTCAACAAGACAAGGTAACCAATTAAATCATTGACCACGTCTTCATCAGAAGCGAGAAGCCCTGCCCCACGCTTGATACGGCTAAGCTTGTCATCAATCCTTACCAGTAACTGATCAACTGGTGACTCTTTGCTAAAAATCCTGACTGGATCTAAAGCGCTGTTACCATACTTAGCATTCTTCTCGAGTAGCAAGTTTTTGATGTCATCGCAAACAGCGGCAATCTCAAGATGGGCGGATACATCTTGCGTCATATAGATTGAATGCTTTCTTGTTTTCAATTAATTGTACCTGGCAACCGTTCTGGGAGCTTGTGATAACACGAGCTTTTCTCCAATCGTTATTTTGCAGGACATAAACGGTTTCGTCATGTTCAAACACTGGCATAGGATGCGGGGATTTATTCATCCACGCAATCGCCTCTAGTTGAGCCCTACGGTCAAGAATAGATTCAGTTTTTGGCATTAGCTTTTTGAGTTCGTACGATTTCATCCTGGGACATGTCCAGGAGCACATGATGAGGTAACTGAGCACCTAGCGCAGATACCCAGTTAATAATCTTAGGTAGATTCTTACGGTTTTCGCCGACGGATAGAACCCAGAGATCTTGCTCTTCATTATATCTCAAGATTCCAATAGACACCATTTCACCTAAAACCTCTTCTACCAGGACTTCCAGTCTTGAATGGTCTTCGATCTGGTAGTTCTCAACCCCATCCCACGTACCAACCTCAAGGTCGATTTTTGCGCAGTGTGGGGTCAAACAAGCAAGGATTTCTCCAAAAGTAACACCTCCTCTATGCAAAAGAATTGCAATAACATAGGGCTTGATGTTTGCATGGGTGAGTAATGGGGTTTTGTCGATGAAAGGCCCAACTGCCCCTGTGAGGTAATACTTGGCATCCATGACCCACTAAAGACCGTAGTGAATGGAACAAAAAAAGTGGAGGCTGCAATAACAGCCCCCACAATATGGTGATTGATGCTTAACTCAGGATCCATACAGGATCAGAACAAAGAATTGCTTTCCTGAGCAGGCTTCCGATCATCCATGCTGACGACGCGAGCGTTTTTAACGTCCAGAAACTTCTGGCCGTTGTATTCACGCCACACAGGCTGGCCATGTACGGTAACTTTACTGCCATGGGTCAGGTTTTCAGCAAGCCATTCAGCAGACTTGCTAGCTACCGACACCTTGTAGAACTGACCAGGGTTGTCGTCTTTGTTTTTGAAGTAGCAGTAGTCAGTGTCCATCACAGAGAATTCTGCGATGGAGATATCGCCTGCCTTACGAAGAGCTACTGCGGGGTCGGACTTTTTGCCAACGAGTTTGCCAGAGAGGCTAATGGAAGCCATTGTGTTACCCAGGAGGGGATATTTACACTTCATTGTATCTGCTGCTTGTTGGTAATTGCTTCAAGCGCTTTTTTTAGGTGCATCCGCACAAATTGATTGGAGCGACCAGTCTCCTTACAGATCTGATGATGACTAGAGCCTTCCATGTAACGCATCCACAGAAGCTGCTTTTGTTCATCAGTGATCTCTGCTCCAGCAATGATTTCTTCAAACGAAATTGAGGAATGCGGAGTCCTGTAAACCTTGGAGGCAATTGCCTCATGACGATTAACCTTCTCGCCATCATCATTGACTGCAATATCAAGACTGTTGCAGTACAAAGCTAGATGACAAGCCTCGACACGCTCTTTTGTAGTAGCTGTACCTTCGGCAAGTGTGTAACTGCCTTTATTCTTGATAGCCCCAAAGTATTCACGAAGAGTATTTTCAGGGACACGCACTGGTGAAAGGTTTGCGTATGCGTACCTCGACACTGATTGCTTGATCCATGGTGTTGCGTAGGTACTGAAGGAATAACCCAACGTCGGGTCGTACTTCTCTGCCGCACGGCGAAGACCAAGGACACCTTGCTGCAAAAGGTCAACGGTATGAATATCGCCATAGGAGTAGCTAACGACCCCTTTAGTAAATCCTTTAACGATCTTTGGAATCAACTTGAGATTGTGTGTGACCACTTTGTCAATCGCACGCTTACGTTGGGCTTCAGAAGCTTTTGGGTCTTGGATGATCCTTGCTAGACGCAAATGTTGACTAGGTGGCAACAACGGATAACGACCAGCAGCAGCCAACCAAAAACTAATTGGATCAGTCTCAGCGCTCATGGCGATAATTTTCACTGAGGAAAGAGTAATCATTAAAAAAGGGGGCGTCAACCCCCTTCTCTAATTTTGTCTGGGTCTGCAATTACACCGTTAAAGAACAGAGCGAGACTCTTAGCAGCCTCATCTAAGACCCAGGTTTCGTCAGTATTGACTAGCCTGAAATTGCGCTTCCTTTTTTAAGACCTCCTCCTTTCCGTTCTTTTGTAATACCTCCTCGTTCGTCTTCAAAACCCATCGTCTATCTTTGGACTTAAGAGTCTTAATTCCGAGATCGTAGTTTTCATTGATCTTGCTGATCAAATCTTTGATTGCAGGCTCAACGAGACCCATTTCCTTACCGAGGCTGACGAACTGTTTTTTAGACGCCTTGGCATCCTCCGCAGTGCCCGAAGCAGACGTAGTCGTCGTCTGGGAGGCTTGGGACTTTACCTGCTGAATCTCAGCCTCATCCGCTACTTGATAACCGTTCTCAAGAGGCATTTTTGCCCAGAGTTCATGGGCAAGTCCAGTTTGCATTGCCAACACCAAGCAACTACCACGTCGGTGAGTATCTGTGATGTCGCGAGAGCTAATTTTTTCATAGGGAATTGACTTGTTGTAATTGTCCATCACCGCTTGGGGTACAGCAGGTGTAGCAGTTCCATCCAAGTGACGCAACCGCAACAAGAGACATCCGCCTACAGGTTGACGATGAAGCATCTCACCTTCAGAAGTAAAGACCATTTCAACAAACCAGTCCTCTCCACCATGGTCGCGGAACAACTGCATCGTGCGAGACCAGTTGATGTAGTTCGCTTGAAAACGACCAGACCCAATTGTCTCAACTAGGTCTTTAGTTGCAATCCCTTTGAGGTTTGGAAGTTTAGCCATCAGAAAGATTTGATTTCGGTCTTTTTAATTTAGCGGTCTTCTTTCCGCGAGCAACCCACTCCGCAATTTCACGCTTTGTCGCAAGACCCTGAAGGATTCTGTAGATCTCTTTCTGACTGAGACCAGCTTCGAGATTCATCCTCGCAACAATCCTGCCAAGCTCGTCCCACTTTTGGAATTTTGAGTCTCGAACTTCTCTGGCCTTTGCAAGCGTCTCTAAGCGCCTTGTGCGGATGTTTGCCTGCCGTTCCCTCTCTGTACGCCTTCGGGCTGTCTGACGGGCCTTCTGGGCGTCTCTGAGTCGCTCCTTGTTCTTGCTGTAGTACTTCCGGTTGTATCGCCGCCGGGCCTCTTGAGCCGTCTCCCCTCTCTTATTTAGCCGTCCCTCGTCCTTAATTCCCATAATGTCTAATCTTCTTTTATTCTGGTTTAAATCCTATATCTATATAGTATCCTTTCCTCAGGTCACCCCCCAAGGGTTGCCTGAGTCCACCCCAAAGGTTTCCTCAGTACACCCTAAAGGTTTCCTGAGTACACCCTGGACTGAGTCCACCCTGTCCTCAGTTCACCTGACCTGTTGACACCCTCGTTACCGTTAATTCATTGACGAGGACTCATGTCGGAGACCAGCAACGTGCCCCACGGGCGACTGGAAGAAATCAGGTGTGACTACCAGCTGGCTGGCGGCTGGCTCAAGATGCCGATTGACGCAATATTGTTCAACGCAAGACTCACGAGACAAGCAATACAAATGTGGGGATGGCTTGCATCCTCTGAATCTGCTGCTTACAATTCGGCCTACTCGCCTTCGTGGCAGGCGTGTGAATACAAGATGAATTGCGGCACCAAAGCTCGGAGGCATTGCCTCTCACAATTGATTGAAGAAGGTTTCATCTCAATCAGTGCCGACGGCAAAGTCGTCACGATGCATGACCCTGTTGCTGTTTATGAAAAGACAAAGCAACAAACTGCTAAGCATCTGTGCGAAGAATGCAAAGGCAATAAAAAGCCTGCCAAGATTCAATTAACAGAACAACCTGAAATCATCGAAACAAAACCCGCTAAAGATGTACGCGCATCAATCGTAGAATCTTGGAATAAATGCAAACCAGAATCATTCTCAAAAATCCTTAGACTTTCTGCTAAACAGAATCAATCTGTTACGAAACACATCAAAAACTTAGGGCTTTCGAAGGATGACATAGAAAGTTTCATCTGTTCGGTATGCCGTGGTCTTGAAAAAAGCGAATTCTGGACAAAAACTGTTGATAAGAAATCCAGAAACTTCAACGCCGTGTTCGGCTACGGAAATCCCAACGATGTTAAGATGAAAAACATTGAAGGTTTGTTTGTTGCCGGCGAGCCTGACAATGACGAACCAACAGAAGTCTACACCGATAGACAACAGGAACTAATTGATTCAATCAAAGCCAATGACTATCAAATCAAGATGAACGATCCTGATTCTGACATTGTTCAAATCTGTAAACGCGACAGATTAGAAGACATCAGAGAATTGCAAGAACTTGGTATCAACTGGGAGGGAATCTGATGGAACTACCTTTTTATATCCAAAAAGCAGTTGACCTTGGTCTTATGGAAGTTGATGATGGGAAAATCATCAGTACCAATAAAGAAGCCATTGAAACAACAATCGGTACTGCACGTTTAGTTGAGAAACTGCAACCCACTACTATTGTTGACAATGAAAACACAACAGACCAAGAAGCAATTATTCTTTGTCGCGTCTTAACTTCCCCCAGCGGAATAGCACGAGAACTATGGTCAAAGTTCAGAATTGCTTTTGGTGTTGGTCATGGTCAAGAACTTCCATCTCACCTGTGGAGCCTCCCGGCTTTTGCTGCCATCGGCAAAGAAATTGATATGACGTTTATCGGTGAACGAACCGGTACGACAATTTCAAAAAATAGCTTGATTACTGGCTATGAACAAATGAACCCAAGTAACCGGGACGTATTGTTCTCTGATTTCTGTACAACCATTACAGAGCTGACATCAGAAGAAACGATGAAAGCCTACGGTGATCCTTCAACCGAATGGTCTACCGCTCTTGACATCCTAAAACAGAAACGAGCACTATCTCTTTACAAAGAAACTATCTACCTCGCTGGGCAGTCATTAAAGACTGATCCAAAACTTGAGAAAGCCTTGGAGTTCGTCCATAAACGCACCATGGACGGCATCAGCATGCTGAGTGGTTCAATCGGTAACCAAGGGCAAGTTACTGATCTCATCCAATCTATTATCGGTGACCCAGGTGCCGGCAGGTTGAATTGGGCTGACTACATCTCAAGTGCTCAGTCACAAGATCGCCCTACTTCTACTGGCGTCAACGCCTTTGACATTGACATTGACGGTGGTGTCTCAGCTCCACGCCCTAACATGCCCCGTGCAGGTCGTTTGCTTGTTATTGGTGCTCGTACCGGTGTAGGTAAAACAGCTCTCGGTGTGCAAGTAGCAGCTTCCCTGGCAAAGGGTGGTCTCACGGTAGGTTTTGTCTCTGCTGAACTTGAAGCAAGAGCAGTTGAAGCACGTTTGATCGCAAACCTTAGCCGTCAATATTTCGGCAGCCGTTGGTGGAAGAACGTAAAAGAAGGTCTGGGTCATGTCACCGTTGGTGAATTAGAACGTCCAGGCGCAACCATAGATCAAAATCGTATCGCAGAAGTTGTCGCCCAAGTCAGCATGAAACTTGAAGAAGGTGGCGGCAAAATTCTTCTTGAATGCCCATGGGGTGCCTGCGTTGATGCAGTAATTAACACCATGCGGACAATGAAAGCAAAACAACCAGAACTTCGCGCAGTCGTAATTGATCACTTTCATTGTTTAGCACGCCATAAAGGTGGTTCTGCCAATAACCCGTCGGCAATGCTTGAAGATCGCGCTTACAAGTTAATGACTGCTGCAAAAGAATTAGATGTTGACTTATTCGTTCTTGCTCAGCTAAACCGTATCGGGATGGATTCAAACTCCAACCCAGAACCACAACTCAATGAAATTCGTGGCACTGATGCACTAGCTCATGTCTCCCATGCAACATGGTTAGTACGTAAGGCTAAATTGGATGGCGACAAACTCAATAAAGACCTAGAAGTATGGCATTCTAAGGTCAGAGGTCGTCAGTCAGTGTGGAGGGAAGGGAAAGAAGTCCTTGACAGCATCAGAGGTTTCATTGACAAAAGCGTAATTAGAATGGATTACGAAACCTCTTTTGTTCAGGGAGACACAACTAACGATCTAATTAAAGAACGCCAAGGTTTCGGTTAATGAAGGACGCACTTTTCTTTTGCTACGCAACATTCAACTCTTGGATCCTATCCAAGCTTAAAAATTTCACCGAGAACTTAACTCTTTGCGTTGTCCACGCCTCCCACGCTATCTACTCCTTCATTGATAAAGATCGCGTCAAACATTTGCGTTCTACCCTTGAGCAACAAGATCTTATTGATGAATTAAAAGTATTCTCATCTATTGATGAAATCAAAGATGACGCCATCAGCGTTGGCGAATGGAACGAAGACCACGAAGCACAGTTAAATTGGTTTGGAAATATTCTCTACAACCATTATGATTGGGAAGTCGAAGAAGTCCATCGTTACTTAACAGAAGTCATTGAACGCGCTTCTGCTACTATGTCTAAAGATTAACCATTCAACCCTTCAATATAATCAATAATTCCCTGCCGGCGGATGTAAACTGAATGTCCCCAACCAATGGGTTTTACATAATATTGAATCTCTCCATTTTTAGGGTTAATATGTTGCGTTGGTGGTAAAGCAACACCAGTCGTTTTGATATTACTTCCATCCCAGTAATAACCTGGGATGAAAAATAGCATAATTTGCTGCGTCATTTCAATGGATTCATTGATAGATCCCAGAACCAGCCGTCAGAATCGCTGGCAATAAGCCACCTAGACATAAGGCGTTCCCTGGTATACCGAACATTCTTCCCATCCGTTGGTCCAGTCTTAATATATCCACCATTAATTAAATCCATCTCTCCGAATGGATCATGCACCATAAAATATTTCTCGTCAAATCCAATTAAAGTAATCCAATGTCCACCACCGCTTGGTGCAGTACAATGCCCTTTATGCAATACGCCAATCGGAACAGGATATCCATTGGTCAATAAATCCAACAAGTCAGATTCCCTCCCATTCATCCTGAACTGATTTCTAACACCAAGACTGTCTAATGCTGCTTTCTGTGCCATTTGTGACACCGTATCGCCATATTTAAAAACAATATTTAAATAATCATCATCATCATAAATAACACCTGAGTCAATATATTCAATTGCCATCGCCAATGCAGATGACTGACAAGACCTCTCCCCATGACCAGTCTTACTGTCTCTTTGGTAAAAGTATTCAACCTGTAATGGAAAGCCGTCAGACTGCGTCTTAGGGGCCTTCTGGTAAGTTCTATACAGGTTTGTGAACAGATCTCGTTGTGCTTCCGTTAAACAGTCATCTAGAGCCATCCAGGCGTAATCCTGATGAGCTAAACCCTGGTAATACTTAGCCGCATCGATAAGATTGACGGGTCTTGTCATCGTTTAAATTAGATGGCACTGGCACAGAATTCCTATTCATCAATCCAATTAAAGATCTTGCATAAGTTGGACTTGTAGCATAACCTTGTGCCGCCAGCATCCTCGCAGCCTCTTCCCTTGACCTTGCATTATTAACTCCTCTATACCCTTTATAATTTTTATGCCATTTGTTTACTAAGTCTTTGACGGAATCTTCAGCAGAATCATAGTTTTTGAAACTACTATATACTGATACATACCTACCATTTATATATTCTTGAGTTGTAATACTTGAACCTGCGCCTTTCATTCCAAAATAATTGTTTCTACCACTGGTATGTTGACCCCAACCACTTTCCAGGGCCCATTGAGCTGCTACAAGGTTTGGATAAGTAGCTCCAGATAATGTAGCAAATAATACAATGCTAGACCAACAGGTGGTAATCATTTTACCATTTACCTAAAGGACACTTAGCGTGGTAAAAGCCCGTTTTGGCTGTCATAATGCAACCACATTTCTTACAACGCCTTAACCGTTTCTGGTAAAGGTCGCAGGACTCACACTTCTTTAAACGTTCAGCTTTGACTTCGTTGTCGACAAATAACATTAGCGCTTAGCTGTTTTGGTCAAAATACCAGCGGCAAATTCAATCACCTTATAAAACTTAGCAACTACCTCGTCATCCTTAGGCGTAGGAGTTAAATTAACAATGGCTAGTGCAGCAGCATGAACAGCAAATAATGCGCTTACGATTTGTGGTGCTTGAGACCACAGAACAAATAGAACTTCCATAGCTCACCAAGGATTCGGTCTAGTGTGCCAAGTTCAAAATTATTTTTGTATGGCTTCTAAAGAACTGATACGTTGCTCGATATTACCCAACCGACTAAAAATTTCATGCCGGTCTTCTTTCATATCTTCCCTCATTGCCTGTAATTCGTGCCCAATCTGCTCTACACCCATTGAAAGCTTTACAATAACCTCTCGACTGTCATTGGATCGCTTTAATACTGATCCGGCAGCTATTCCACCAATACTAATAAAGGCTCCCACTAATGCAGCGATAACTTCCATTGCTAAAAGAACGGAGCCTTAACTTTTTAGTCTCCCAATGTCAAGGGGTCTCAGTAGTAGGTTCTTCTACTGCTTCAGGCTCTGGTTCAAACGGTTCACGAGGCCATTCTTGCTCACCACCAAAATTACCTTCAATGAGTTCCGCTAAAGCATCGGTATCAACTGTATCGGCGATAGCTGCTTCTCGACTATCGGAAACAGTACGAACTGATGCACGGTAATCAATCACTTCTTGTGGAGCGACTGTTCCAGTTTCACTTGCCCTAATTACATACCAATCGTACTTAGATAACAGCGAGGCTGCTGTCTGTTTGGTTTGTGCCGTGTATTGTTCGATTAATTGAGAATGATCTTTAGGAATCAATGCGCCGTCGGCATCATAACCCCAATAAAATTTTTGATCGTGTCGAGGAGGATCAGGAACTTCCGTGATGCCAATTTCAGCCTTCTCGCTAGCAGTAGTTAATCGCCACCATCCAGCAGGATATTGAATATCATTATGGACGAACGCCTTGAAAGGAGTAATGCGCTTACCATCAAGAAGATACATAATTTAATTCCTGACTGCAAAATAAGGCATCGATTTATTATGCCTAATTAAGTAAGTGTGGTTTATTCTTTGGTCACTCTTGACCCCAAGATACACCTGCTTGTTTCGTTGGCGTGCGTTGCCAGACCGATCATCGCTCCAGTAACGGCAGCAACTAGTTCGATCATCCGACTGGCAATTTAAATTCACCTACTGGTTTTCCTTATGCCGACGGTAGCTCCGGCCAGGTCACATCATATGGGAAGCCAGGTTGATCACTGATGTTACGTAGAGCTTGACGATAGGTAGCCCATTCGCCGTGGTCAACTGGTGCATCAGCAAGTTGGGTCCAGTCACAATTCGCAAGGAGTTGATTGCGCTGTTGACGAACCTCTGCAGATTTCTGCTCAAGGCGTTCAGCAATCTCCTCCGCACTGGCTGAGGTGACTTGCCAAGTTGTTACCCATTCACCGTTTTCCAGTGTTGGGTTGACTTGATTGCAGTTCTCTGTAGCTGGATCAAATGCAGGGGCTTCGCGATCTTTAACTGGAAAGACGTTCCAGGCTGCAAGCATTTCCTCCGATGGGTTACGAGGGAAGCTGGTGTTGCGGTTGTCGCGTCGCAGATCGCCGATTGAGTAGGGAAAAGTCTCGACGGTCTGGTTGGAAGCAAGGACGTACATAATCAGATGGGGCAAAGGTTCCGCAAATTAAAGAGCTATCTTGCGGAAAGCACGAACAGGGCCTGAGTTGGGCTTAAAGAAGCCGCTTAGGGCGCCATCGGAGAAGTTAGTTGAATATCCATAATATTGGCTAGTCTCCGTGGACTGCAAGTGAGTGGAGGTAACAAACGCTTCAGAATTGCCTGTTTGAAATGCTGTAACAGAAGTTTGCGCCGGATCACTAGAAGTAAAGCTAGCAGTACGCGGAGGAACTGCATAAGGATTTACACCCGGATAGGTATTATTACTAGTTGTCGATGGTTTCAAATTGTAATAAGCAATCTCTAATTCATAACGTGCGGGCAAATACCAGTCGCTGTAACCGCCAATCGTAAGACCTGTACAAAAATCAGCAGCTTGTGAGTTAGTCCACAAGGCGGTATTGGCAGCGCCGTCGTAATTGCTTGTTGCATTTGTTACACTCATCGGATTTTGCAATTGCTTATTGGTAGTCAATGTGTAGCCCGTTCCAGTGGCACCCGTAGCAGCAGGTGCAACAATCAAGGCATGAGTCGGCCTGCCGTTAGCCGTATGGCTGATTAGTCCTGCGTAGTAACCCCCCTCAAATGCAGCACCAATTGCAACTTCAGGCAACTCAACTTCAGGAAGCCTTGCAGGGCCCATGAACATTGCGCGTGCAATAGGATCCATGATCAGTTGCCTCAGGTAGTGTAATCAACAAGTGCAGCGCCACGCCATTTCGTGCCGCCGTCATTCGTAACAAACATAAACAAGTGCGTTTTTGTATCTGTCAAACTTGGCGCCGTACCCTCAGGCCATTCGACAGACGTAGGCCATGTAATGGCAGTGCTTGTTCCAGTCACATCAACTTCAAGCGTAAATGAATACGCAGTGCCACTGGTCGGGATATTGCTAAAGGTGAAGCTTGAATTACTTGAGATTGCTTTAGTAAAATAGTTGCCTGCGCTGCAGTCGATATTCAGAGCTGCAACAGCTTCTGATGCCTGCTCAAAGGGACCGTCTAAGCTAACGCCAGCGTTGAATGTCTGCTCTGCCGTAAAGGTCTGGGCTACGTCCAGCTTTGCCGTATCTGCGTCATAACCTTGGACCGTAACTCCAATGTCAGTGTCTACAACGACATCCGATCCACCCTGTTGCAGAGTTCCTGTAAAGTTCGCAGTTGTATCGTCATACTTGGCGGTATCGGCGTCATAACCCTGAACCGTAGTGCCAATGTCGCCTGAGGCCAACAACTGGTTAGTTGCTTTAGATGTAGAGTCTGAATGCTGAATTGTATCAGCAATAATTGTTCCAGCCATTTTGAATCAAGGAGAAGAAAGAGGAAGAATAGTGGCAGTATTATGCAACAGAAAATACAGATCCCGAAGAAACAGTTAAAGTTACTCCCCCTGCAATTGTGTAGACAGGGCCAAATACTGCTGCATTTTTATTGGCAGCAACTGTTAAATCGGCTGTAAGGTTTTGATCGTTTTGAAATACACTGCTTTCCAGCACACCATAAGTATTCCAACTTGGTCCACCAGTGCTTAGTTTTACAGGTGTAACAGTACCATCATCTGGCGTACCAATTGCAACTGGTACACCTAAGTCAACACCGTAAAAGTCTAAACCACTTGCGGGTGGCGATGTAAAAGTAATCGTACTACCACTAATTGTATATGAAGTGGTTGGCTCTTGGGTTACGCCACCAATTGAAATAATTGTAGCGTTAATATCAACAGGATAATGCGCAGTAGAATTAACCGTTATGTTAAATGTCGTCAGAGTTCCATTGAAAGAGGAACTGATATCGTCGAATTTCTTAGCAGTTCCAGTTCCACCTCCAGAAGCTCCAATCTCAACGATTGCTTCAGTACCGGATTGATCAGTTTTGACAAACAACTTACCATCGTAAGTGTTCATCGCCAGCTCACCTAAAGCTAGCTGTGATGTAGTGGGTACAGCGCCCTGTGTGGCTGATCTACGCAGCTTGATGGTATTAGCCATTTGGCTCCCTTTTGCGCCTATATAGGCCGGTACACCGTCATATGACGGCGATCTAGATTACCTATTAATAGGTACCGCCATCAATATTTACGTTATCAAGCACTCTGTCGGATCCGTCATATCCTAACACCATTGTGCCATTTAAATAATACTGTTTAGTTGCTGCAAGATCAATGTGTTCGCTAAATGTCCAAGAATCAGTTGAGTCAATCCAATTAATTGTTTTATCTGTCGAACCTTTTAAAGTAATACCACCGCCGTCGGCAGTAATATCAGTAGGACTGGCAACTGTTCCTAATTCAATATTTTTGTCGTCAACTGTTAAAGTTGTTGATTCAATCGTTGTAGTTGTACCATTAACAGTTAATCCACCACGGATAACAACAGTGCCTGTGTCATCCCCATATGCCGACGGGTCAATATAGAAAGTCGCGGGACCACGTAATTCACCGCCAACAGTAAAGTTACCAGTCGTGCTAACTTGCTCAGTTTCTACAGCAGTTTCAAGCTCCTGTAATGCTGACTTAATATCAACATTGTCTGTAATTGTAGAACCAGTAAAAGTACCTAAGTCTGAATCATTTAAAGCAACACCCGTTAGAGCAACTAGTTCATTGTTAATATCGTTAGTACGACCAGCACCAATAATCAGAATCGTGCCATTTGATGCATGACTACGAGTAATAAGTCCAACTTTTTGAACTTTTTCGGTGCTTGCTGTTGGACGTGTTGTTGTTAAATCGCCTGGGGTTGAATCAATATAGACTGGATCACCTGCGTTACCTAAAGTGCTTGTTGCTATATTAGTCAACAAACCACTAATGATTACATAGCCATCTGTGCCACTGGTAATTGTTTCATAAACAAGACCAATAGCAGGATATGTACCAGAACCGTCATTATCGGCTAACGCTACGGTGGGTTTTCCTGAAGTATGCGTACCAGACACATAAACTGGCTTACCTTTAACAATGTCTGAAGCGGTTTGATTATGAACTTGAATCAATACAACATCTGTATTGATAGTATTCTCGCTAGCTGCTGTAATTCGACCCTGCTGATCAACCGTAAATGTAGGAATTGAACTGGCCGACCCATAGCTGCCTGCTGTTACTGCAGTATCAGCAAGATCAATTGTTACAGTATCACTTGGATCATCATGAGTAACATCAATCCCTGTGCCGCCAGCAATAATGCTAGCGATTAAAGATTCAATGTTTTCCGGGTCTGATTCAATTTGTGTGAGGGTAGAACCCTCAACCATATATAAACGATTTTCATCTTTAGCGTAACAAAGCTCACCGTCAAGTAGGTCTGACAGGCTTGCAGCAATATTGCTATACGAACCCCGTACTAACTGAATCTTTGCGCGATTAGCAGGGGTAGGCATCGACCGAAATTGGCTAGACTAGTATTCCTTAGAGGTCAAAATCCCCACAATCTAAGTCAGTAACTGCAGCGGCTGTACCACCACCTCCTCCAGCGTATTTATATCTTTGAGGAACAAATAAAGCGACCCAATTTGCACCATCCCAAGTTAAAACATGTCCAACTTTTGGATCAGGTACATAAACATCTTTTAAATCATTAAGATCAACCTCTGTTGCTACTAAATCCTTACCATCGCGTCCATCACGCCCAGGAACCCCAGGTTCACCACGTAAACCTTGCAAACCCCGCTCACCTTTCTCTCCCCTTTGCCCGTCGGCACCGGATTGCAGTTTCGATGCATAATCAATAGCAGTCTCTAATTTTTTTACACGCTCCTCATCTTGTTTGATCTTCTTTTGTTGTTCAACAGATTCAAGTACTTCCTTTGTGACCAATGAGTAAATACGGATAGATATTTTTTCACCAGTAAACCCAAATGATGAGCCAGGAAAAATTCGATCTAAAGCCTCAGCAACTTGATTGCTTTCGGACTGCGTTAGTCCAATAATATTTAGCTTCCATTCAGCTTCAAATCCATCAATCGTAGGAATGCCAAGAATACCAATACTTGGCCCTAACGCAATTGGCGCTAAACCACTAGTATTAACTTCTACTTTTTCAAAGATTTCACGAAGAAGCGCATCAGCAAGAATGGCTCGCCGGATAGATTCTGCAGAGGTTATCCTGACCGCCATCGTACTAAATGACTAGGCTAGTCTGCCTACTTTTTGGACTTTCTAGTTCCCTTGCCAGGAGCAAGACGACCATTCTTCCCATGACCATTCCTTGCACGGTTCTTTTTGGGATCTTCTAGTTTAAATTTACCATCAGCAGTATGACTTACATCTTTGCCGCCTTTACCCATTACACCACGGGCGCGACGTTCACGTGCTAATTCAGCCCTGTATTTCTTTTGTTCAGGTTTGGCATTCCGTTTTTTATCATAAGCAAGTTTCTTTTTATACGCTTCAGGATTTGAAGCGTAAAACTTGGCAGTACGTCCTTTGGCTGCCATTACTTCTTGCTCCTTCGACGATTGGTAGCACCGTTACGGGTTTTCTTGCTAACAGGAGAAGCTTTGCCGCCAAATTCACTGACGACTTTGTCTTTCTTGGCTCTAGATTTGCCAATACTCCTAGCAGTAGAAAGAGGCAGTGCCATTACTTCCCTGAGCGCTTCTTAGTAGTCTTCCGCTTTTTATTCTTTGTTTCTGCTGCAAATTTCTTGGCGACCGCTGGTTCTTTAGCGTACAAGTACTTGCGTTGTTTTTCGGATTTAAAGGGCATCTTACAAAGGTGTGCCGTCTTTATTTAAAGATCCTGGGGCATAAGTAGGTTTACCTAGACTCCCGTCGTTTACAGGATCACTAATCTGTCGGCGGCGGACAATTGGCTCACCTGCAATAATGTCGGCATCAATATTGATACCGTCAATGTAACGTGGACCTTTTGAGTATTGAATATCCTCGTTCATTCTTCAGTCTTCTTCTTGTAGGTACGACGAGTTTTAGGCTTCTCTTCAACCTTTTCCTCTTCCACCTCAGCTTTAGGCTCTTCAACAGGAGTAGGCTTAACCTCTTCGGTTCCTTTTTCCACCCAGCCGGCAGCAATCAGTTCCCGTGCCTGCACAGTAAAGAAAGCTTTACGCTCTTCGCCACCCTTCACAAAGACGGTTGGCAGTTTAGGTAAATGCATAATAAAAAAAGGGTGACCTTAGCCACCCTTATTATTCCGTAGGCTTATTTATCAGCCAACGTTGTCAACCATGTCCAGGAAGGCAGTGCCAACAGACACAGTACCGGTGCCAGCAGTAGCGGTGTACTTAACAAGGTTGTCAGCATCGCAAAGAGCACCACGCAGATGGGCAATAGCGGTGCCGTTCTCGTCAAAGTCGTTAGCGGTGAAGGTCACGTCTTGACCACCGATGTTAAACACAACGGTAGCGTTACCAGTGATGGTCGTGTTAACGAGACCAACGCGGATGGTCTTGATGTTGGACAGGGTAACACCAAGATCAGCGTCACTCGTGGTGACGAGCATGTTGGCGTCAATGTCGAACTTTTCGCGGGGGAACATCCCCGTAGAACGTGCAGCCATGATACTAAAAGGAAAAACTACAAACCTACGCTCAAGAGTTAGCGTCTGGTTCTGTATTAGGTTCCCAATTACACAAAAAAAAGAGGGCCGAAGCCCCCTTTTCTTGTCTTGCTAGTTAAGCCTACTAAGATCAGGCAGTAGCGTCAACGTTGGTCAGGCGAGCAGCAGCACGGCCATTGACAAGAGCCAAGCCGCAATACCACTCAACACGGGTGACTTCCTGAGGAGTCGTGAAGGACTCGCCCAGTTGACGGACCTGAACACCACCGTTCTGAATGCCGGTCAGCAGATCGTTGCCGAAAGTAACGATGTAGATGGACTGGTCAGCAGGGGTAGCATCAAGAATGGCAGCATTCTGATGGTCGCGATCCAGCTCGATCACAGGCAGGCCGGCATACACCATTTGCTGGTAGCCGAACTCGTTACGAGCAATATCAATCTGAGCAGAAGCACGAGCCTTGGTGGTCAGAGCACGACGTGCCGACTTAGACATCACCAGATACTTTGTGCCACCCTGGGCATCAACAGCATCAATGGCTTCGTCAAGAGCGCCAAGGTCAAGAGCAGCAGCGGAGCTACCGTTGCGGATCACCTGAGAGTTTGTTGCAAAGTCAGCTGCAGGCATGCGAGCAGCCAGACCGTCAAACTCGGAAGGAGATTGGTTGGAGTCACCGTTGATGAACAGCGATTCCCAAGCCAGACGCATTGCGCGAGTCTTGGACTGCACCTGATAGGCACGAGCCTCAGGGCCTTCCAGATCAATGATAGCCTTGTCAACCTTGATGTCACCACCGAACAGGCGAAGGCTTTCAGACTGCTGGCTGACTTCAGCGTAGCTCTCGGTATAGTTAGCGTTGTAGTTACGGAAACCCACGTCACCGAGGCTCTCCTCACGCTTCCAGAACAGGCCGTTGCCTTGAATTTCACGGAAGGGAAGGACACTCAGCAGGGGGCCGGCAGCCAATTCAGTTACGATTGCCAGCTCTTGGGGGTTCCGAGAGTGCTTTTTAGCCTCGGAAAGATTAAGGGCCATTGGAAATTAACTCCTGTGGTTAACAAAAGGAAAGGTGAAACGTGTCCAGAGCATCACGCCCTAACTCGGAACACCCTGCCTGCTAACCATCACGGCCAGTCAAAACCGGGTGCTTTCTAACATATAATTCCGAAACTTTTATTCTTCCCAATAAAAAAGCCCCTTTCGGGGCTTTTGGTCAACCAAATGCTCGCATGAATAATTCTTCACGCGATAGTTGAGAAAGATCCTCTACTGGCATACCATTTGCATCAGTACCTGCGTAATTAAGACCAGCCCCAGAACCTTTCACACCTTTGAAAAAGGTGCCATAGATTGGGTGGGTCTTAAAGCTAGCAACAAAATCATCAGGTGAAATCCGCTTGCCAGATTCACTATCAAGAATTGGATCACCCTGTGCATCAACAACAGTAATAACGCCGTTATCTTCTTGGCGAAACCGACTACTTAATTGTTCAGCAAACATATCAAAGAATGAAACGCCATCCGCAGCATCTGTTCGACCTCCAGCAGAAATGAATACCTTCTCCAGGGCGTACCGTTTTTTAAACTCCCTGATTTGTGTTTCAGCTTGTTTAGCCTTGCTTTCTGCTTCCGCTGTTTGCCTGCCGTACTTCTCCTCAATAGCCTGGATGGTCTCTCCATATCTAGATTCAATTTCAGCGGCTTTAGCAGCTTCAGCCTCAAGTTGTTGATATCGATCAATATCAACGTCTTTAAGTTTTAGCAGTTGCTGTTCTTTTTCTTTGAACTGACGCTCGTAAGTTTTACGAGCTTCGCGTTCAGAACGCAATGCTTTGACCAGATTAGCAACTTCATCAGGACTGTACTGAGATTTATCATCAGCAGCAACAGACTGAGGTGCAGAATCTTGCCCGCCAGCTTCCATCTCGGAAGCTTTGGTGTTTTCTTCAGACATGATAAAAGGGAATCACTCCCTAGATGAACGCGCTAGTATTCCTACGCCCCATATCGCAGTGTACGCTGCCTTGGATATAATTGAAGATCATCTACGTTTTTGTAGAAACCAGTAAACCTGCCTTTGTGTATTTGTTGAGGATACTGATATCCAGATGATTGCCTAAATTCATAATATTTAGCAATCCAATTTGCTGCACCCAACAAGGAGGTGGGTTCATTATAATTAGTAGTGCCACTGACCGTAGTTAATTCATCAAACAAACCATATTGATTTAGCAAGCCAGTAAACTCGTCAATATCAATCCTTCCGTAATACCCAAGCCAGCAAGCCACTAGCCCCGTTATCTGTGGAGCAGCAAAACTTGTGCCCTCGGATTTCCATAAATACTTGGTGTAATCCCTCGGATCGCTGACCAAAGAAGTTGAAACAGATCCACTAGCTTGAGCATCTTGGAATGTACCAGACTCATTAGTTAAGGCTATGTCAGCAGTGGTAAAATTAATCTCAAAGTATGCTGGGTTACTGATTGCTGGTTGCGATTCAACTGCAACTATATCATGAAGTCCGTTAAATTGTGTTGACGTATCCATTTGTATATTAACTCTTACGGGCAGCTCAAAGCTAATTTCGTAAAGACCATATAGCCCCCTATTATCTAGCAGATAAAATCTAGCAACGTTGTTAGAAACCTGATATGATGAAATTTCACCAAAAATGTTTGTACCCGCAGCAGCTCCAATGACACCACTGCCAGGAGCAAATACATTCACGCGAGGCCCAGCAGAGCTATAATCTGCTTTTTTCTCAACAGTATCATATCCAATTGCCCCGACTTCTATTACTTCCGGGACTGGCGAAAAAGCTCCGCCACGATGATAATAAGAAGTTCCAGATGTTGTTGAAAGATAATTGTCGTAATCATCACCGCCAGGAACATCAATCTTATTGCTTGTATTTCCTGAAGCATGAATAACGACAATTCCTTCTGATACAGCGTCTTCAATATCTGCCGTCAGGGCTGGATAATCCCCTAGTACATATATCGTAGAACCAATTGAGACTACACCAAAATTAGCATATAAACTACTTAAAGACCACGTCGTGTTACCAGAGTTATATGTTGTCCCTCTATAATTTACGCTATTAATTTCAGACAAACTAAATGTTTCGACGACGCCGTAACTTGCGTTTACAATTGTCGGGTTTTGCTTATTTAGTACTGAATTAGTTGGCTTAAAGCGATGAAATGCGCGGATGTAATCCCACATCAATAAATTGTAATTTTGTGTGTATTCAATAAAATGATCTTTTTCCATCGGGCTATCCCATGCAGCAGCACTGCTCATCGTGTAAGTACCCACGCCACCGCTACCAGTCCCAAAACCACTAATAGTTTGTTGATAAATACCAGTGTTTAATGGACCCTTGATTCTTCCACCAATAGCAATCGGCTCGCTACCTGGATATACATATGTAACATTCAATTGATTGCCGGAAACCGTAGCTTTAAATTTTGAAAATTTTGGTGTATCAGTAGAGTTAATGGAATAAATATTTGACTTTCTCGCTAGACCATGCGTATTGCCGGCGGCAATTGCAGCACATAATGAACCGTGATTCTCGTAAACATCAAACAGCTGACTATGCCAACTTGAAGGGCCGCTGATAACGTAATCATCGTAATCTGCCCAGTTTATTTGCTGCACACGGGAACCGCCAGTGCCATCGTCATTAACTGCAAATTCTGGATGGTCTGGGTCTACTAGGGTATCATTGATGATAATATCAACGTTTTCTCCTTCAAGAGACCAACTAATAGAATCATTTTCTACGTTTGTATTACCAGCCCCCCACCCAGCAACAGTAGAATCGATAAAATTCCTATATAGTCCCCAATTTTTCGCAGTGTCTTGCCAAGTTTCGGTTTCCGATCCTTTCCAGAAATCTGAAGTTTGGGTAGCGTAACTAACTAACTTTTTGCGCCCTTGTCCCAATGGCTCTTCAACAGCCCAAACCCTTGAATCATTTCTTAAGGCATTAGCCTCTTCTTCCGTCAGCAAATAATGAGTGTTTCGACTTATTGGCCTACGTTCTACGCATTCAACTTCTCCCTCTGGAATAGAACTATTGCCACCAGCGGACTCCATTTCTTCATAAAAAGACTCCAGATCATTTCTGTTTTTTAAAGTAACAATATATACTTTCTTCATTTATCACGCCTCTAAATTGAGAAGTGTCAACGTAACCGTAATCGAGGCTGTTGCTCCAGAAAGATTCTGAACTTTTAGGTAAATATCTGTTGTCACTGGTGACTCGTCATTAAAGCCTAAAGCGCCTGGGGTTATTTTTTGAGTGACAGCGCCATTGGTTATTACTTCAGCTATAACACCGCTACCTGGCAAGGGATCAGTGCTGACATTCCTGGAAGAATCGGCAGTCCTTGCGGCATCACTGGTATAAACAACCACCCAAGCAGCGGCAGAAGTTTCAATAGCCATCAACATATATGACTTAAATCCAGTAATTTCAATATCATCTGAATCAAGATCGGCGATGGATGCCGTCGATTCATTAGCAGTTGACCTAGCCCCCAGCCCAGACCCGGCAATTGATTGATTTTGCCATTCTGAAGCTGCATTGTTATAAATCAAAACTTCGCCGTCTGCCAGTGAAGTAAGGTTTACATCAGTTAATCCTGCAAGATTTGTAGTTATTGACAGAGTCTGGTTTTCCCATTTCGATGACGTTGAATTATATCTTAAAATTTCTTGATCGCTAAGGGATGTAAGATTAACATCAGACAAACTCGCAACATCTGTCGCAACTGGTGAATCTATCCACTTACTGGCGGCGGAATCCCACGTCAATACATTTCCATCTGGAATTGTTTTATTGATGTCTGCCGTCAAAGCAGTACTAGTTACATCACTGGCACCAGTAAGCGTAAAAACAATATCCGTAGCGTTAGCAGATGTTAATGTATGAGTGCCATCCAACGCAGAAACACTCGAATTCGCGATTACAATTTGATCACTTGAGTTAAATCCATGATTTACGTCAAATGTAATCGTAACTACTTCAGACGCAATAGCATAACTACTTGGATTTTTAATAGCTACCGAACTAGGATTGACGTTATTTAAGTCTTCGATACTATAAGAGTTTAAAAAATTAATCCCGCCAGTAGTTGCTCCATCGCCAATATATAATTTTTGCGTATCCGTTTCAAATATTGGCTCGCCGTTAGCCGGGACGAAAGCTCCATTAGCCCGATCTGCAGCAGTTCCGCGTCTAAACTGAAGGGCCACAAAAGATCATAAAGCTGAACTAGTATTCCGTCAACGATCTAAATATATATATTCTGTTGGGCCAAGATTTAAGGCGAACGCTGTCGTTTTGTCAATTGTCTCCTGGGATACGCCGGTAGCCAGCGCATACTGAGGCAAACTTGTTTGTAAATTTGGGCCAAAATATCTTGCCCATGACGTATTACTTACAGAAGTAACATGATCAATCCATTCCCCGGTTTCGATGACAGAATCAAGGCTGCCTAAGGCTGTGGCACCGCTAAAAGCATTTTGGATACTAGAGAAGTTGGTGATTGAAGTTAAGTCAATTGTTTTTTCTCTAGCAGTTGGGTAAAAAACAACCCCAGAAGAATACTGCAAAAGACCATCGGTAAAGTAATTGTTCAATTTACCGTTTCTATATGATTTCTGCAAGAAACTTCTTACTGTCGTCCAAGCGCCAGTGGTATCCGGGAAATCATTAATGGCGTCTTTAACCTGATAGATCCAATCTCCTGGATCTGCGTTTTGAAATAAAGGTCTTGGATCTAAATAGTTTGACCAGTTTTGGTTAAAAACTGACCCGGAAGTAGCAACCGGTGGGACAAAATCTAAGTTTCTGCCTATTGATATTGAATACAGGTAATCCAAACTATAAGCGCCACTCTGTAGATTGTCAAACAAAGTTGTTTCAATTGAACTGCCCTCTGTCGTGCCTGTTCGCAGATTAATTTTTGTGAAAATATATTGATAAGTCAACGGACAAGCGTAGAAGTAATTTTGTGAAGTTGAGGTTGTACTGTTATAAACATTCGAAGGGTCTTCAGTTACTGACAAATTATCAATAGAAGCGACTGCAAAAATATTGTATAAATACCTTGAACTGCCACCCGGACTAGATATGTAAGAATGTAATAGAACTGAATCGACAACCCTGCTGCCTGTGCTTATATAATTCGAGAAATCAATTGTGTAATCTTTGTTCGCACCTGTTACATAATAAACTGGAGAATTTCTATAAGAAAACATCCGACCATGAGCACCGAAATAAGCAAAACTACCACCGCTGGAAGGCGAGGCCATAGACATGGTAAAGCTAAGAGTTTGTCCTGTTTCAACATTTGCTATGTAGTCAGCCGGAAGATTGTATACGGGACCGGCACCACTAACATTTGCTGTTGAAGAACCAAAGTTCAAAGTAGCGAAAGCTGGAGTACTGCCAGATATATTAACTCCACCAACATCTACAACTCCAGCAGTTATCATTAACATGTCAGCATTTCTTGGATTATATTGATTTTCTGTCTGCCATAACACCCTACCCCCAGAGCTAGATTGATTGTTGGCAAGCTCAAGCTCTTCAAATGCAGACGCATCGTTTGTTGCTGTAAAAGGCTCTCTATAAATCAACAGATAGTCACCAATTAAATCAGGATCTGGTACATAAACCAATGGCCTATAAATTAATTGCTCTTTAGGTTTTGGTGAAATATTTTTCTGAAATTTCGGCTTTTCTGCTGCTTTACGTTTCTTTTTAATTTCAATTGTATTTTCTTCGTCGATATAAACACTACTACCGGCCTTGAGTGAAATATTTCCAATAACTCTTACCGTCCTGATTTCAGAATCCTGCTTAACTAGTCCATTCCCTTTTTTGTCATATCCAATCCATCGAGCCTTGCCCTGCTTAGCTTTCCCTTCAGCCTGCAATTGCTGCATTATTGCAAGTCTTGCCAATTTGGCAAATTCTCGTACTTGATCTTCGAGAGACATTTTAAGATGTTATATTTCTTATGTTCTTGCCGACTCTCAGTAAAACCACTGACCTGGGTGCAGGACTCGAACCAGAAATAACACTTCCAGAGTAATTTTTTCCATTATAACGCACAACACCATTGCCATTCTTGTCATATCCTTGCCATTGGGTTTTGAAGTTGTATTGAGAAGCAGGACTCCCGGCATAGGCAGAATCAATGGCATTAAGTCTGCTACTGTTGGCTAGATTGTTGAGGTCAGACGTTAAATTCTTCATGGCCTACCGTGCAGAAAATCAATATTAATAACTGCTGTATTACCCTCACTTAACGTCGTCGTAGAGCCAACTGGCTCGATAGCGACTACTGTATACGATCCGCTTACTTCTCGTAAAATCGCAACATGATTAAATACAATATCTCCCGATGATCCATCATGAACAAAATTAGCCGTCTTCCTGCTTAACGGTTGGCCATTAGAATAAGACTCAAGATCACCAGAGCTGTAGGTATAACTTAACCTTGCGTATCCACCAGTTCCTGCTGTTACCTCATCCGCGACAATATCGGAATAAGTTACAGTCTCATCATACCCAGAAGAATTATCAATGAGGGCAATATAATAAGTCCCGCGAAGATAAGCCAATTCAGCTTGTTCGTTTAGCTCTTCAGAGGAAAAAATTGCCATCAGACTCCAGAATCAGCGTAGTCTTCCATTAAACAACAGAAGATTGCAGGACTGGTTCGTTTGCTGTAGCAATACTACCAAAGTCAGCGTCATAGCTATTTGGCGAGCTAATTGTACCAAAATCAAAGTCGGTCCCCAACTTAACAGAAATATATCCATAATCCCATCCCAAATTCTCAATAATATTTACATTGAATTCAGCAAATATATTCAATATTGCGCTCGCATCAATTAATACATCAAATACTGCGTCCAGCCCACCTTCGCTCACCGGTAGATCATCAGAATCAATTACATTATCGTCTCCATCTTTAACTGCAATACCGAAATCGGTTTCTGGGTCAGCGCTATTATTCCCAGAGGGGGTTCCCTGAGGTATTGGAGGAGTTGGAAGGGTAATAGTAGTACCGGTATCAAAATCGCCAGCGTTCATCTGCGCTGGCCCTCCCAGGGAGGCGCCAGAGTCAAGATTTCCGCCATCACAATCAAAACCATTGTTGCTTACATTTAAGGTAAATTCACCGCCGTCAGCGGCATAATTTTCAGGAGTAATGATTACAGATGTAAATACTGGATAGATGTTTTCATCACTAGAGATTGTTTCACCTGATGAATCCTTGGCTTCATAGGTAAATTCAATATTTGTCGTATCTCCAGTATCCGGCACAAACACAAGCAAGCCAGAATCAATGTCAGCTTTTGTGATCTGATCTCCAACGCTCACCGCAACATTAGAAAGTTCGAACTGCCCATTTGCTGGTAACGTGATAATTGCGATACTACTCGTAGTGCTAGGCAACTTCAAGCTATTAGAGTTGAAAGTATAATTGCCTTCTGTTTTTAAGTAAAAAGATCTGTGTGATGGACTTGCAAAAACTGGATCGTCAATTGCCCCAGTCAATAAGCAATCAAAAGAACATACAGCATTTTGAGAATCAAAAACCCAGTTAGACGCAGAAACTCTTGCAGTAAAAGCTCTGCTAACTGATTCGCAAGAAATGTTTACTGGATAGAATGGATAATACTCAAATATTTCCGCTCGCATCTTCTCGGTAATCCTGAACCCTCTATTATCTCCACTAATCTTCTTGGCAAGTATAATAGCATATTTCTTTAAGATGTTTTCATATGTGCTCTTTCTACCTGAACCACTAATACTTGAACAGCTCCTAGTCGTACTATTATACTTGGGAAGCATTGGAGCAAACTCCAATGGAAATGAAACAACTTTTTCATATGCTTTTGGTGCGCCAAACCAGCCGGCAGTAACAACAGATAAATCGCCTTGTACGGGGACTGTTATCTTAAGTTCTTCTTGTTCGGTTTCTACATTGCAATAGCCTTTCCCATCTACAGACTCCAGGTCAATGATTCTATCTGATTGGTCTGCATTGGAAGAACCAGAAGAGGAATATCTCTTGGCTATGAAATTGTTTTGGGGGTTTTGATAGTCCTCAAATACCTCTGTTTCCGTTGTATATAATGTGTCATATTGATAGGTCTTAACACTTTGACTAGCTAGTTTTAAGCCCAGATTAGTAAAGAAAGAAACTTCACCATTGGGCACCCCAACCTCTGAAATTGAAAGGTATTGGACTTGTAATAAATAACCATTTAGCTGGATTTCGGCAGCCTCTGAAGAATCCCAAGAGATTGGAGGTAAATAATTTGAAGTTACAGTCATTAATGTTTCGCCGGCCTTACCGTAGCTATATTCAGTTGTAGACGCGCTAGCTAAACCGTATATTCCAGTGTAGCTATTAACTAACGAATTTCCAGCTGTAACATATTCTTGAATTAATGACCACAGATAATCAGCTCTTGCCAAAAATGCTTGCGCTTTATACAAAGCGTAATAATAATCGCTACTGCCTACTTTACCCTTTTTAATTTGTTCATCTCTTAAATCAAGCCATTGATTAGCTTTTTGCAGTAATCCATTACATTCATTAATTAAATTATTGACATGAGTTATGACTTGATTCAAACTATTACTGATCGCGCTGGAGGCCCATGTTCCCGCTGAGCAATGCTCCCATGATTGCTCCATGACGACTTGATTACCTTCCCCTTCATCAGTGCTATACCTGACATACCTGCCAGACGTAACTCTTTCTTTTACGAGTTGACTACCTGTCTCCATCGAACCATCGATTCTGTAGTCATAGCCGACAGAACCGCTCGACGGTTGGGGTTCATCAGACGTACCAGTAATGGGGTTACTTTGACTCGTAAGTGCCCGAGGCGAACGAGTAAGGTTGATATAGCCGGTTGTGCTTGGAACTTCTATAGTTCTTTGGACTACAGAAGTAATTAATGGTTCGGGTCGTGTAGGATCTTCTGGAGGATCTTCATCATCTTCTTTCCTCTTTCGTGTATCGATTGTTGTTTCCACCGTAACCGATGAAACTCCATTTTCAAAAGATGAATCAGATATTGACTCTATTGAAATTGCAGAATATTTATCAAATGATGTAAGTTTTGCTGGAAGGAGGCTGGCGCCCAGTCCATCATCACCAAATGCATTTAATTTTTGAATATTTCCATATGGGTCTTGGTAAATAACTTGACCATTTACTTCCAGCAAGGCTGACAATACAGATATTTTTTTCTCTTCAATATCAAAATATCCCTGCTCTTCCGCAGTAAACATATCATCGAATAACGTTTCAATCGCTGATTGATATTGATCTTCCTTGTCCGAAATAAAAGCCAGCGAACACCCAACTTCAAGTGTTAAAGTTTTTTCTTCGACACTAACATTAGAATTCATTACATATAAAGTGCCCTTCGGGTGCAATGCAATTTCACCATTATCAAGACCAATCCAAATATTGACTTTAGATCCAATTGGATAAATTGTCTTATTAAAATCAAGAGTCAGTTCGTTCGTGCCAAGAACAATTTGCCCCCTTGTTGTAACAATTGTACTACTGTAAACCGAATCATCAGAAAGCGATCCTTGAATTAAATACTCCGAAACATCCTCGTTATTAATGTAGATATATGTACGAGTTGCGGTATTGATAAATGACATATCATGTCTCCGTCAGTGCAAATGTCATCAAGTAAAGAGTGTCATTGCCAGATCCTAGTTTTGATACAACAGGTGGATCGGTAAAAAACGCGCTAGCTGAAACAGTACTGCCAAACAACTCATCCTGTACAGAAACCTTAGCTGTGTTGACACCAGTAGCTCGCTCGGCATCCCATCCTTCGAAAATCGTAAATGTATCTAGACATTGCTGATATGTTGCATAGGCAGCGATAGACCAGACACGCTTTTGCCTAACAGCGGGTCCGGTAGAATATCCCGCACCAATGGCACTAAATTCCAGCGTCGCCTGTCCAAGGTATGCTCGTGGTAAGTCTTCCCCAGAAAACTGGTTAAGCGTTACAGATGTTGTATCATAAGTAATCGTAAAATCTCCAGTCGCCATCAGATCCTCCCAGAATTGCGCAGCCGCATTCGAGCAACATTGGTCATGATCTTAGAAGCGTCAGTCACAGGTTGCTGGCTTTGGATTGTCACGTTGTTTGTGATGCGTTGGTTGCCGCCAGAAGCGCCAATTGCAGCAGTCATCTGCTTGACTAGGTTGCCAGAATCCATGCCACTATCACGACCTAATGCTGCTGACCTTGTTGGAATGGTTTTAGCATTACTGTCGGCAATTCGTGAATTGTATTCAGTATTTTTGCTTAACTGTTTGACAATTGCAGCAGGAATAATTGTACCCGAACTAGGCGCAGTCCAATTAATATTAGATCCTGCAGGAAGCATGCTAATGTTTCCAAACTTGTTCATAAACGCTTCACGGCCCAATCCTGCATCATTAACACGATAGGTCTGACCACCTTCAACAGGACCACCCATCCAGCGGGCTGCAGTACCACGCGAAACTGCATTCCTTATGTTTTCAATGTTACCGACAGCTTTTTCAAGCTCCTTGTTGTAGTTTTGACCTTCAGCGGTTAAGCGGCTCATTGCCTGCTGCGTATTCCCCAGACCTTGCAACAATGATTCATTAGAGTCGACAGATCCCATAAAATTACCCTGCATCTCTTTAACTCGACTGTTAATATCACCCATTGACTCTACTTGCATCGCTAAGCCATTTTCACCACTTACTAATGCTTTTTCGTCAAACAGCTCAAGTGCTTCAGTTTGAGTATCAATTTCAGACATAGTCCTTCTGATATCGTCTAATTTTAATCCTTGAGTCCCAAGAGCCCGATTGGTCTGTTCGATAGCAAGAGTTCTGTTTGCGTAATTACTAAACAATTGGACTTCTTGGTCTCCAATCTTTGTAGACATCGCCTGTTGAACCAATCGTTCGTCTTTGATGCGTTTTTGTAGGTATAAATTTCTTCTCTCCATGTTATAGTTCATTTCGTTCAGCCTCAAGATTTCATTTAAAGAGTTTGCGCTACGTTCTAGGTTTTGGGCTCCAGCCTCATCCCCTCTTCTTCTTGCTATTGCAGCTTCACCACGAAGCCTAGCTTGCATGACCTGTGTTTCGATTTGCTGCATTCTAAATGCAGTTTTTAATTTTATCTGTGTAATTTTATGTTCAATTTCATTAATTCTGGCTGCAGTAAGAAGACGGGATCTTTCAATCTCCTTCTGTTTTTGCGGACTTGCTCCAGGAAGCATATTATCAAATACAATATTTGAAGCAGTTTTTAAAGTACTTATAGTAGTACCAATGGTGCTCCGAACTTTATTCACAGCGCTCGTAACCTGATTAGCTATATCTAGATAATTTTGAGCAGCATCACTGCTTTCTTTAAATACACGCTCAACTTCGGCAGTAATGATATCTGCAAAATTCTTAGCAGCTTCCATCTGCTTTTTCTGATTAATTAAAATATCTTTTGTAACTTGCTCGACAAGCTTACGCTTTTCCTCTTCGCCCCCAAATGCTTTAGCGTCTTTCTCTTTAATTAATTTAAGTTCCTCCTGAAGTTGTTTTACATTGCCTTCGTGCCTGAAAGCTTCTGCGGCAGAGAGTATTAAGTTTTTATCGGCTGCATCTTTGGCGGTATCACCATACTGTTTGAGTAATTTAACTTCTAATGCTAAGGCTGCTGTATCTTGGAATTCTTCTGCTTCTTTTCGTTTTTTATTGTATTCCTCAAGTGATTTGATATTGTTTTCAATTTCTTTTGTTAATTCTTTTCTTGATTTTTTTTCTTCGCGCAAAGATCCCAATTGATCTTTTAGCAATGCAAGATTTTCTCTCAATCTTTTTTCGTCAATTTCCAGCAACATCAATGCATCAGCGTTTCCTTTAGCTTCTTTCTTTAACTCGGGAATTTTTTCTAATAGTGCTTGAGTGGCTGCGGTAGCGTCCTCTGCATCTTGTAAAAGTTTTACAAAAGTATCATCAGAAACTCCTTTGAGGTCTTTGAAGTTTATTTTTGCATTTTCTGCAAATTTATTAAATTGTTCAGTTAAATTTAAAACGCTTTGAGCAGTTGATCTAAATTCTTCAGTTTGGCCTATTCCTGTTGTCCCAAAAATAATTGCCTCGCCAAATGCACCAATACGCTTTAAAATCATCAAGAGGTCTACTTTTTTTTGCAGCTCGGCATTTTCTTCCTTTAGTCTCTCTGTGGATTCCTTCACTAAAATATTGATTTCTTCTGTGACTTTTTTGGCTTCTTTGGAATCAGTTTTATATTTTACAAATGCAGAAGCGACGAGTAATGCAACACCAGCCAATGCTCCAAATTTAGCAACACCAGCCAATGCAGCCGCCGATGCCTTACCCTGTAATGCAGTATATACTTTTAATTCTGTACCTGCTGCAGCTAAATTGCCCCGAGTAAGAACAAGGGTTTTGATGAACTCAAGCAAAGCAACCGACCACCCAGCAATACTTTTGGCAAAATTTACCGCAGCAAGTTTAATCAAAGCAGCCTTTGTAATTGTTGCCTGTATTGCTGTCTTTACTAGATTGGCAATAAATGGAACTAAGGCATTGCTTGCAAAGGTCGCTGATGCGCCGTAGGCAAAAGTTGCAACTTTAAGAGTCACAAAGCCAGCAGCAAGCGGTACGATTAATCTTAGAAGGCCAGAGAAAAGTCTTGTTATGCCAAACAAAGGTTCTAGAAAGAAGCCAAGCGCTTTGGTCGTATTAATTAAAATAGTCGCAAAGTCACGAATACCAAGTACGACATTATTAAAGACATCTACTAGAAATTTACCAAACTCTGAATCAATTACAGTAGCAATAAATTGTTCTGAAGCTAATTGTAACTGCAGAAAACCTTTAATAGCAGGTTCCAGTAACTTACCAAGATTCCTGATGTTTTCAATTTGAATTTTATCAATTATGTTTTGAAACTGTTGGACAGTTAAATTACCCTCTTTGACTCTTTTTGCCAGTTCTTCCGCTCCATTTTCCATCTCGCCGAAAGCCTTAACAAAGACTTCAGCTGTGATTTCACCATTGCTAATTAATTCCTCTAGTTCACTAGTTGTTACACCTAGAGCATCTGCTAATTGAGTCCTGAAAGCACCATCAAGTTCAGAAATTTGCTGATTAAGTTCTTCTGCTTGTAACTTACCCTTTGAAAGAACCTGAGCGAATGCTTCAACAAAACGACCGGACTGTTCAGTATTTAATCCAAGCGTCTGAGTCCTCGCGGCAATACCCTCAATAAACTTACTAGAGTCTTCAGCGTTCACGCCGACAGCACGCAAGGATGGAACCATGCGCTTAAAAGACTTTTCAACTTGCTGTAATGGGGCTCCTAATCGTGCTGAGATTGAAGATGCCTCCCCTAATGCTTTACCTGCTTCAACAGTAGAAAGCCCGACATTTTTCAATGCAAGTTCAAATCCTTCAAGTTGCTTTTGTTGTCCAGTAAATTCATTGATTTTACCGAAAAAGCC